GGTTTCATTCATATTTTTAGAAGAATTATTATTAACATCTTGTTTATAACTGGCTATACATTTTAAAATAATATCCATTTCTGATAACATGATATCAGTTTGTGTTTCTGCGTCTACATTTTTTTTTACTACTGCATTTTTTTTTCGCATAATAGAATTTATAGAATTTATAGAATTATGTAAAACTCTTTGACTAGAATTACGTTTTGATAATGTATTAATTTTAATTTTATGTTTATATTCTATTTTTATATCTTCTGATTTTACCAATATTGCTTTTGTGAATCAATTTTTATTTAATCATTTCATCATTTCATCATTTCATAATTTCATCCATTTTTATAAAATGCAATTATACAATTATATAAAAATTGATTTATAATTATATTTATATAACATATTAGTATAATAATACATAATACATACATTCCTTTCTACTATGGGTTCAGGACAGTCAACGTTAACTGGCAAATCGAGTTGCACGATTGTATCGATTGAGGGCAATATTGGCTCAGGAAAGACAACCGCGAAGGAAAAGTTGAAGGAGTATATTATACAAAATAATGGTATGGAATCGACCGTGTTTGTCGATGAACCGACGGACGAATGGCAAACAATCCAAGATGAAAATGGTGTGCCGATTCTGGTAAATTTATATAGAGATATAAAACGATTTGCATTTCGATTTCAAATGATGGCATACATTTCCCGACTCAAAAAGTTGAGAGATGCTTTGAGAAATCCAAATATAAAAATCATCATTACGGAGCGGTGCCTTATCACCGATGCGCACGTGTTTGCAAAAATGCTTTATGATTCGAAGCATATTGAAGAAGACGAGTATCAAATTTACACAAGATGGTTTGATGAATTCGCGAAAGAAGTTGAACCTTCGTGCATCGTTTATTTCAAAGCATGTACCGATGTTTGCATGAGCCGAATAAAAAAACGAAGTCGGGTTGGCGAACAAGACATGCAATATGAATATTTAGACAGATGCAATAAATATCACGAAGAATGGTTAATAACAGATCCAACCACTTTAATTCCGGTTCTAATATTAAATGCAAATCAAGAAAATTGTCATTATAGCGGACACATTTATAAATACATTTACGATATTCGCGCTTCAAAAATCCTTGGAGTGTTGCATCATTTGAAAACTTACGTAAACAGTAGTAACGATGTTAGAAAAATGTTTTACGACGACTCGACTTTCGACGTGCGCAACGATTGTGATGCCGATGAAAACAAGCATACATATTCATGCGTCAATGTATAAAATGTTCAATTGTTTTTGAGGTTTGTATTTTATTATATCCAATTCTCTCGACGTTGTCGGAAACAACTCTCTCCCGTAAATGTCTTGTAAAAGCAACCATTCAAACATTCCTCCCGTATAAACAAATACATTTTTTATTCCGAGTTTCACAAGTTGATCATACTTGGAGTAAATGCTTTCATCATTTGAATTGGTTCCGTAAACGATAATTGTTGTACTCTTTGAAAATTTATCATTCAGTATACTATTTATAATTTCTTCTTCTTCTTGTATTGCAATCGTATGTTGAATCAAGCACGACTGCCAGTTTTTATCCATTGTATTTATAATGATGTATTTATAATTATGTTGATCAGTTTTATGTTTTAAAGAAAACTTGCACGCATGTTGCACGTCTTCATAATTTATTTTATTTTTTGAATTATTCGATCCCATAGTTTTATTCAAGTATAAACGGAACAACGGAACAACGGAGGAACATGTATTAATTAAAAATATACAATTTTATTTATATATTTTTAATCATTAATAGATATTCAATATATATATATATTTTATATTAAAAAAAATTGATAATTTTATGAAATGAATAACATTCCATAAACGGTAATTTTATTCATTCATTCATTCATTCATTCATTCATTCATTCATTCATTCATTCATTCATTCATTCATAAATTAATTATTTATAATGAATTATTCTAATTATTCGATTATAACGGTAGACGGCAACACAAATGACACGCTGATTGAAGATGTTACTACAAGTCCATATAATGAACGAGTAATCATCGTATTGGCGTATTTCGCAGTATCGTTACTATTTGGATTTCCGATTTTAATGGTCCTTTTGTGCATCAATAGAATGAGGGGAGATCCACCCTGTGATAAACTAAAAGAAGCATGTTGTTGCGAATTTTGCTAATAAAAAATTAATAAAAAATATTTTTTATTAATATAAATATATAAATTATATATTTATATTATATTATTTAAAAAATAATTATAAAAAATTTATTATAAAAATTGATATTAAATTAAATTAAAATACATCCATTTATATAACAACACAAGTATAAAATGTCTAATAATCAAGATGGGTCAGTGACGGAAGAAGTACCAGTACCGACTAAAAAACCTACACGAAATATATTAATAGTATTGCACAATATGATTCGCGTTATTCCAGATGAATGTGAAGAGAATTTCAAACGTGATTTAGAACGACAATTGACAAAAGGATCATATGTAGCTCCTGAAAATGTGTATACTGTTTGGCGAAATGTTCAAAATATAATCACAAACCGATTTAATGCGTACAATGATAAATCTACTTTACCTAAATGGTGTGAATTATTACTTGATATATGGACTGATAATAAAACTGTTCCCTGATTATATTTTGACATAATATGCAAACTTTATTAAAATTATACTATCAAATTAAATAAAATATAAAATATATAAATAAATTATATTTTATATTACAATACAAAATAAACAATTTCCATCAGTTCAATCCACTTCTTCAATGTTTGGTCCCGATCCTGAATGCGAACTCTCGCCCGGACCACCACCACCTCCATACAGCTTGGAAACAATCGGCGTAACAACGCCCTCCAACTTCTTTTGCTCGGCTTCATACTGTTCCGCATCTGTTTCTGATCCCGACACCGTTTCAAGCCACTCGAGCGCAGATTTGCACGCGTCCTCGATTGTCGCGCGATCGTTTTCGGTCAGCTTGTCTTTTAATCCAGGTTCAGATGTCGAATTCTTCACGGAATACACGTAATTTTCAAACCCATTTCGCGCATCGATTTTTTTCTTGTGTTTGGCGTCTTCCTCCTTGTATCGCTCCGCCTCTGAAACCATGCGCTCAATGTCGTCCTTTGACAGTCGCCCCTTGTCATTCGTAATTGTGATCTTGTTCGACTTTCCGCCCGCTTTATCCATCGCATTCACATTGAGAACACCGTTCGCATCCATGTCAAACGTTACCTCGATCTGCGGAACGCCGCGCGGCGCGGGAGGAATGCCGTCTAGTTGAAACTTGCCCAAAATGTTGTTGTCCTTTGTAAGCTGGCGCTCACCTTCAAACACCTGAATTAAAACACCCGGCTGATTGTCCGCATACGTTGAAAATGTCTGACTCTTCTTGCACGGAATCGTGGAATTGCGCTCGATCAATTTGGTCATGACACCGCCCGCAGTTTCAATGCCAAGCGACAGCGGCGCAACATCAAGCAACAAAATATCTTGCGTAACTTTCGACTGACTGCCCGTCAAAATAGCCGCTTGCACGGCCGCGCCATACGCCACCGCCTCATCCGGATTAATCGAACGATTCAACTCTTTGCCGTTGAAATACTCCATGAGCAAACTGCACACTTTCGGAATGCGAGTGGAACCGCCAACTAGGACAATCTCGTTAATGCTGCTTTTCGACATTTTAGAATCTCTTAACACGCGGTCCACCGGGTCAATCGTCGAACGAAACAAGTCAATGCACAACTCTTCAAACTTTGCGCGCGTGATTTTGGTCATGAAATCCGACCCGTCGAATAATGAATCCACCTCAATTGTTGTTTCCGTGGATGCCGACAGAGTGCGCTTGGCACGCTCACACGCGGTTCTCAGTCGCCTCAGTGCCCGGTTATTACCGGTTGGATCCTTCTTGGTCTTGCGTTTAAACTCTTGCACGCACCAGCTCACCAGCCGATTGTCAAAATCCTCTCCTCCCAAATGCGTGTCTCCCGCCGTGGCTTTCACTTCAAAAATGCCATCATCAATTGTGAGAAGCGACACGTCGAATGTTCCGCCTCCCAAATCGAAAATTAAAATATTACTTTCGCCTTGTCCTTTTTTGTCGAGACCGTATGCAATCGCAGCAGCAGTCGGCTCGTTAATAATGCGCAGCACGTTAAGACCGGCAATTGCCCCTGCATCCTTTGTGGCCTGTCGCTGACCGTCATTAAAATATGCGGGCACTGTAATAACCGCGTCTTTCACCACGTCGCCCAAATAGCTCTCCGCGATTTCCTTCATCTTTAGTAGCACCATTGCAGAAATTTCTTCCGGTGAAAACGTCTTTTCTTCGCCCTTAAAATTTACCTGAATATGCGGCTTACCGCCGTCTTTTCCAACCACCTTGAAAGACCAGTGTTTCATATCGTTTTGAATACTCGCGTCGTCGATTTTTCTACCAATCAAACGCTTGGCATCAAATACCGTATTTTCCGGATTCATTGACACCTGGTTCTTCGCTGCGTCTCCAATGAGGCGTTCACTTTCCGTAAATGCAACATACGACGGCGTTGTTCTATTTCCTTGATCATTTGCAATAATTTCTACGCGCTCGTTTTGCCACACACCGACACACGAGTACGTTGTTCCCAAATCAATTCCAATCGCTTTTGACATACTTTTTATAAATGTATTTTTCTTGTCGTAGTTAAACTTACTATTATCTTTTTAAATGATTTCAATAAATATTTTATTACTTTATAATAGTATCTTTACTTTACCAACCAACAATATTTACATTGTTTCGTTATAAACGTTATAAAATATATTAAAACAATTTAAACCAATTTTTTATATATTATAAAGAATCAAACTTTAAAATATAAGTTTATTTATTTATCATCCATGAGAACTAAAAAAATGAATAACATCACAAAGTCGGAGTCGGAATCAGAAATTTCACATTTGTTGAAACCAGATCACACTACATATACAGATATGACGACCACACCTATAACGCCAGTTGAACCGGATATGGAATTAAATATTACGGAAAATGTTGAAAATGTTGCCATCAACACAATTATTGTAGAAAAGAAAAAAAGAGGCAGAAAGAAACTTATTAAACCCGATACTACAAATCCTTTGAATGAATGTGGTGGCGAACAAGGTGATAATACTAATAATAATACTAATACCTCAAATGCAAATGCAATCTGTGAGAATGGTGGAAGTACAAATCCGGATATGGATGCATGTACAGGTGCAGGTGCAGGTGCAAATATAAATAAAAAAGAGAAAAAACAACGTAAAGTGAGAATTTCAAAAAAAGAGAAACAACAGAAAACTTTACAGTTAGTTGACGATGTTTGTAATCTAGAGGAAGCATCTTCGACATTATTGTCTACAACAACAACAGCAACAACAGCAACAACAACAGCAACAGCAACAACAGCAACAACAGCAACAACGGCAACCATTGTTCATAAAAAACGAGGACGAAAACCGCGAGGCGGTAAAATCATTCATGAAAATCAAATGCAATCAAATAACAATCCAGAAGTTCCCAATATCATATTACATTTGAAATGCGTAATATCGGACTTGAAAAAGTCGAATGAAATAAATTCGCATAAACTAGATAATTACTGTAGTGAAAAAAAAATGGAAATATTGTGTTATAATGATAATGACCAAACCACTTCATTTTCTTCGGATATATCTAGTATATCAAATTATGATAATGATAGTAAAAATATGACACAGTATAACAAGAGTGTTATAAAGGAAGACGACCAGAACTTGATGTCGTCGAATTCAAATAAAAAGTATGATCCTTCAACATTTTCTATACATCCCACACCGATTCCGGTTACCACCGAAACAAATGCTTCGAATGCAGTTTCATTTTCTTTTTCAGATAAAGAACTGAATGATAGTGACTGCGGATTAGATTGTAAAAATACAAATAATAAAGAAATATGGAAAAAAATTTCACAGTTAAAGTTGAATTTTCATAGGAGTGACACAATGGGTATACAGCGTTCTTCGTGTTTCTGGGATACTTGTGAATTTGATACACCCCCGATTCATATTCCAATGTCGTCAACAAAGGGGTACGGGTGCTTTTGTCATCCTGAATGTGCCGTGGCTTATTTGATGAATGAAAATATTGACACGTCTATTAAATTTGAACGTTATTACCTTTTGAATTCTATATATGGTCCGATATATAACTATAATAAAAGCATCAAACCGGCGGCGAATCCACATTATTTATTAAATAAATTTTACGGAAACTTGACAATCAATGAATATCGAAAACTGTTTCAGTGTGAACAAGTTATTTATATGGTAAATAAACCGCTTACGAATGTTTTACCCGAATTATATGAAGACAATAATGATTTTTTTACTGGAAACAAGGTTATTCAAAATAGCACGATTGAAATAAGAAAAAAGATCGTTAAAAATGCGAAATCTTCCATTATAAATGAAGTATTTGGTATAAGGTAAAAATATATATAAAAAGTGTCATCTATTATTATTTAATAAAATAAGTTTTTTATTAAATATTTTTATTAAATAGTTGATCTTGATCTTTGTTAAATCATTGATTTTTTTGAAAATAGTTGAGATTTCTTTATCCCAATGGAAATAATTGAAAAGTTGCCGGATGACATTGTTTTATATATTTACACAACAATTCTAAAAAGATATCGGTTTTATAAAGGCCGACTCATCAAGTTAATTGATGTAAAGAAATATTCATTTTTAGAAAAATATATTTATCGTCGAGCTGTTAGCATTTGCAAATCGTACCATACTTATTCGGCAGATGTTGCGGATATGAATGAAAAAAATTATCGTATACAATTTTCGATTCCAAACATATGCGAAATTGTAAATAGAAGAGATTTGTATATCGATGATGACATGATTTGTATGGAATTGACCGAAAACGATCATTCATTGCATTGTGAAATTTCAAAATTTCGTCTTAGGCGGATTGAGAATATAAATAACAAAAAATTACCCTCAATATATCACAAAGGGAATTTAGATGATTATGACTGGGAGGTGGTTAGTTATTCTTACAACATATGAGGTGACAAATATGACAAATATATAAATAAATATTATTCGTGTTTTGTTTTGAGTATATTATTATTTTGAATTTAATCTATTTTCTCTTTTGTTAATTTTACATTGTTTTCATTGTTTTCATTTTCATCTTTTGACGACTCTATTTGTTCAATTTTTTCATTTTGTTCATTTTGTTTTTTCATTTCCATGGCTTTTTTCATTTCTTCTATTTTTTTTGCCCTTTCTTGCTGCATCATGAAATTTCGCGACCCCGAATCCATAATGTCTCGTATCACCGAAAAAACCTTTTGATTTTTTGTTTTATTTGCATGTTCATCTTTTTTGGGCGCGATTCCGAGGTACTCGCCAACGACTTTCATTACATCATTGTTGCACGCTTCTAATTTTTGAGTTGCCTCGCTTTCGTCATAATTTGTTTGTGTCATTATAAATTGAATTTGTTGTTTGTGTCGGAATTCCATTTTTTCTTTCAACCATTCGTTTCTTTTTTGTTGTTCTTCTTTCTTTTTTTCAACATCGATATCCGGTATCGGAACCGAACTTGGAGTAGCGGTCTGGTTGTTCATATTCATTTTGTTGTTTTTATTAAACTATACAATATTGTATTAAATATTTTTTAAATCATATTAAACAAACATTTATATTATATGTATCGTAGTTATCGTAGATAAATTTTAAAATGAATAACGACAATATGAAAAATAAAATTGTAAATGTGCACGGCGTACAGTTTGACATCTCTTCAATATTAAATGATGTTACCGTTTCAATTCAAAATAATATTCAAAAATCGCTGAATGGTGCATTGAAAGATTATGAATTATACAAGTCGACGCATGATGCTATACTTCAAATCCCCTTTGTTCGCGACCTTTACATTCAAAATCAAGAATTGATTTCTCAACTTGAAATGTTAGAACAAGCACCACAGTCACAACCAATTCAACTAAAAATTGATGAACTTTCACTACCGTCATCCCCTGTGGTCATGCATTCATATTTTCAAATTGATCCTAATGATGATAATCCTTTTACAAAAAATGAAAATAAAAAGTTATCATGCGCAAGCGACGCAGACGCAGAAGAAGAAGAAGAAGAAGCAGAGGAAGAGGCAGCAAGCGAAGAAGCAGAAGAAGAGGAAGAAGCAGAGGAAGAGGAAGAGGAAGAGGCAGAAGCAGAAGCAGAAGAAGCAGCAAGCGCAAGCGATCTAGAAGAAGCAGCAAGCGCAAGCGATCTAGAAGAAGCAGCAAGCGCAAGCGAAGAAGCAGAAGAAGCAGCAAGCGAAGAAGCAGCAAGCGCAAGCGAAGAAGCAGAAGAGGAAGCAGCAAGCGCAAGCGAAGAAGCAGAAGAGGAAGCAGCAAGCGCAAGCGAAGAAGCAGAAGAGGAAGCAGCAAGCGCAAGCGAAGAAGAAGAGGAAGAGGAAGCAGAAGAAGAGGAAGATGAAGAGGAAGCAGAAGAAGAGGAAGAGGAAGAGGAAGATGAAGAGGAAGTATATGAAATTGTGATTAAAAATGTTACTTATTTTACAACAAATGAAAATGACGGAGATATTTATTCATGTGTAGACGGTGATGTTGGCGAAATTGTAGGAAAATTTAAAAACAAAAAACCAGTGTTTACGAGACGCAAATAAAATAAAATAATAATATTAACAAAATAAAAACAAATAAAAGTAATAAAAACAGACATTATAAATAAAAATAATAAAATATGATAATTTTTATTATTTTTATAGTTATATAGTATATTATATAATATATTTTTTCATTTTTGTAAATCATTAAAATCGTTGGTATCATGATTGTTGAATATATTTGTCCACCTGCAATATTATATTTAGCTTTTTCCATTACTCAGATTATAATTGATATGTTTAGAGGTGATACAAATACCGCGTTTTTAAAATTTATTGTAATGATCATATTTACACTAGCACTAAATTTATTATGCAGTGCGGGATTGGGTATCATTTCGTGGTTTATCGTTTTTATTCCGTTCATTTTAATGACATATATTACGACCGTTCTTGCCTTTGTATTTGGAATACCAAAGAAAGATAGTTTACGACCCGAACGACCCGAACGCAAATCGCGTGAAGATCACGAGCGCGAACGAAATCATAACATTGTCGGCGGATGCGCCGGTACGCAATATGGGTGCTGCTATGATGGAACTACTGCAAAAGTAGATCATCACGGTTCAAACTGTCCACATAAACATCGACACAAACACGACCCGAAACCCGATCCGAAACCTCATCATCATAAAAAAAATATTGGCGGATGCGCCGGTACGCAATATGGGTGCTGCTATGATGGAACTACTGCAAAAGTAGATCATCACGGTTCAAACTGTCCACATAAACATCGACACAAACACGACCCGAAACCCGATCCGAAACCTCATCATCATAAAAAAAATATTGGCGGTTGTGCCGGAGAACAATATGGGTGCTGCGAAGACGGCGTATCAGCAAGGCCTTGTCCTCAAGGGATGGTTCCAATGCCTAATAGTAGCAGTAGCAGTTCTGAACCGGCTCCTGCAGAATCGTCGTCATCACAATCTAGTTTGATTGGCGCGTGTGCTGGTAGCGAATTCGGTTGCTGTTCAGATGGAAAAACGTATGCCATCGCAAAACCGTGTAAATATGAAACTAGTCCAATCGATTAGAATAAATAAATAAAATAACTATATATTTTATGTAAATATAGTTATGTAAAATAAAATATATATTTATATAATAATATATAAATATATTATTATATATAATAATATATAAATATATTATTATATATTATTATATAACTTCGTTTCATTTGTTACATTTGTTATAATAAAAATATAAATAAAATAAAATGAATAAAATCGTTTTATGTCAAAATATAAAAAAAATGTATCATAATAATTGCAATGACTTTGTTATAGCAGAAATCGCAGAAATTGAATTAAAATTTGTTGCATTATTTATTGGTTTATCAGGAATCGTTTACTTTAAAAATAATAAAGAACTGCTTTCCGAATTTTTATTTCAAATTTGTTATAAATCATTTTTAGTAGCAACAAAAATATCAAATACATACAGAAGAATTAAAAATTATTTTGTTTCTTCTGAACCTACAACTACTGATAAAAATAAGGCATACATTTATGATGAAATTAAAGTAATTAAAAATGGAGTTCGCCACGCATCTTTCGAAACAATGGTAACATTAAACGAATCATCTTATTTAGGAAATCCAAATGAATATTATGACCTTGAAGAAGAAGTTATAGAAGAATCTTGTTCTTCTTCTTTTGATTCTGACCTTGTTTCTTCTTCGCCATCTTCTTCGCCATCTTCTTCGCCATCTTCTTCGCCGTCTTCTTCGCCGTCTTCTTCGCCGTCTTCTTCGCCGTCTTCTTCGCCATCATCGAAACAATCGATATCATTGGAACCGTTATTTATAATGGAAAAAAATGATTCTGAAAAAACTCTCAATTTTAAGAATTTTGATTTTATTATGCACACAAATTATAGGTATCCCGAATCAACCGAAACATCGAAACAAAATTATACAAAGATTTATAGGACATTCACGGAGTATGATTTTTCTGCAGATAAGACCAAATATGAAACATCAACCGCTGAAATGATTATCTGCACTTTACAAATTGATGGCGAAGAAGACGGCGAAAGTGAAGATGTCACCGAGTATGAAATCGATTTGTCACAACCCTATAACTTCAATGTCGTCGGAAATCTCATTTTGGATGAAAAATTTGTGCATTGGTACATACTTAAAAAATACAATTACGCGATTAGACATTCTGCGAATTACAAAATTACGTGCATTACAAAAGATATCAAGACGTTTGAACTTGACCGGTTGTCCGGTTTACGCGTGCACTTGAACGAATATGAAAAGGTCGATAAATCATCGGAATTCTTAAGAAGCATATATTATTTACATTTATAACGGAAAATAGAAAACATTTCAAATTCTATTAATTAATTATTTGAAAAATCAATTATAATGTTTATATTAATTAATTTAAAAATCAATATAAATATATTATCTTATTAAGTTATTATGGCATCGTTCGAAGTAATTCAAACAACGTTGACAGAGAAAATAACTAAACGCCGCACACAAAATAATAATAATAATACCGCCACAAATAATAAAAATATGACCACTGTCAAATCAAACCATTCTGAAAATACTAATACAAATATTTTCAAAAAAGGTTCCGATTCTGAATCAAAAGAATCAAAAGATGTTGTTTCAGCAAATTCAATATTGCACGACCTCTCGGACTCATGGATTCTTTGGGCGCATTTGCCTCACGATACCGATTGGAGCTTGAAAAGCTATATGAAGATTTATGAATTTAATACCGTAGAACAGGCCATAACAATCACGGAAACATTACCGCCCGTTTTGGTTACCAATTGCATGTTGTTTTTGATGCGAAAGGGTATCAATCCAATTTGGGAAGATGAGCGAAACAGAAATGGTGGTTGTTTTTCATACAAGATTCCAAACAAGGATGTGCCTGATGCGTGGAAACAACTATCGTATTCGCTGGTTGGGGAGACCATGTCCGATAACAATAAGCTGTTGCCGCACATCAACGGAATCACGATTTCTCCAAAAAAGAATTTCTGTATTATTAAAGTGTGGCTCGCAAATTGCTCGTTTCAAGACGCGGCAGTTATTCGCGAAGTCCACGGAATCACTTCCCACGGTTGTTTGTTCAAACGACACGTCCCGGAGTATTAATATTTTTTATTTTTAATTACATTTCTTTTACTTTAAAAATAAAAAAACAAACTTAATTACCATTTATTTTTTCGCACGGTAATTTTAGGTCCTGAGCCCTTTTTGTTAATGTTTTTCGGGTCATATGACTCCTCTTCATCATCAGAATTTAAATCCTTGCTCATCTCCCAGAATTCTTTACTACCAAGTTTAAACGGCCCGTGCTGTTGTGCCTTGTACCAGAAAATTTGGTCCTGTAGCTTATTTGACTTGGCATTTTTATGTATCACCAAACACTCGAAATTTTCAGTGCATTGGTCCATGACTTGACAGAACGACTCAAAGGTCGGAAACATTCCCGTGTAGTTTTCATAAATTCGTCTTCGATTACCTAAATCCGGCTCTCGCAAGATGAATACATAGTCAATATTGGTTCTAAGCAGTGGAGGGATACCTAAAGGATATTGCATTGTAATTACTAGCATAATCTTCCAATGACGCCCGTTGAGAAAGAGGAGACGCATCATAGTGTCACGGGTCCATTTGTTATCGAACAAGCAATCGTCGAGGATGACAAAAGTTCGGGGGTCTATGGTGCTCCGTTTATATGATTCTATTTCTTTTTTTACTTGTTTTAGGACCGCTTTTTGACGTTTCAGGATATTTTCTATGATGGCGGTATTGTATGCGTCATGGATGAACAGTTTTGGCACGTGTTCTCCGAAGAATCCGTTTCCTGCTTCTGTGCCTGAAATGACGGTTCCGATGGGGATGTCTTGGTGGTAATACATGAGGTCTTTTACAAGGAAACTTTTACCGGTATCACGCCGACCGATGAGGACGATAACGGGACCTTTATTTTCGTCGGGTCTAAAGCTGATGGAGCGCATATCGAATTTTCCTAATTCTAAATTCATTTGGATTGATTTATATTTTTTCGAGAAAGTAGAGAGAAGAGAGAATAATAGTTAGTGTGAATGTGAATAAATATAAATATATAAAATATGAATATGATTAAATGAAATAATATAATGAAATAATATAATGAAATAATATAATGAAATAATATATTTGGGTAATTTAAACTCATTTTTTTTAATATAATATAAAATAAAATATAATATAAGACAACATAAGTTACAATATATACAAATATATACAAATATGAATTATCCAATTTATTGTATTAATTTGAAGGAAAGATTAGATCGAAAAAAGCATGTTGAAAAAGAGTTGAAGAAAATAGATATTCAACCGACCGATGTTATATTTCTAGAATTTTATCGTCACAAAAATGGTGGAAGGTATGGTTGTTATGATTCGCATATGAAAGTGTGGAATGATTTTTATACAAATCATCCTGATAAAGAAATGTGTATTATATTCGAAGATGATTTTGAAGTGACAGAAAACAGTAAACTTTATTTAACAAAAGCGATTTCATTTATTGAAAAAAACAAAGATAATATAGATATTTTATTCTTACATGATACATTTGTCAGTTATAGTGAAGACAGAGATAAAGATAAAAATCGCATAGAGGATAAATATTTTATACATGGTTATGGATTTTTAGCACATGCATACATTGTTACCAGGAAATATATAAAAAAGATCATTTATAAAAATAATAATCGTTTACCACGACCAAGTAAGATACATTTTGATTTTGACATTAGTATGCAAGAAAAAAGTATTTTATATTCTAAAAATATATATTATTGTAAAGAACCAGTTTTTATCCAAAAAAATAATTCCGAATCGAATAATTATCATAATATTTTTGATAAAATCATAAGAAAAATATATGGTAATGATATTGCAATTTATACTGTTATACAACTTCTTAAAAATATTAAATTATTATTAAAAGATGATTATAAAACACAACGAAATTTCATGCGTTTAAGTAAAATATATGTAAAATAAAAAATAGTAAAAAATAGTTTATACTAGCATTTTTTATGTTGAGTTAACGTCAATAAATCCAAATACATAAAATTAACATAATTATCAGAATTAGATATTAATTTTTTGTAAATAATATTTGTTGATATATAAGTTATATTAACAAATATACTCATCGAAAAAATAAGATAAAATAAGACAAACCCCATGTCAAATAAATCTGTAAAAAAATATAAAAATTGTAAAAATGGTAAAACAAGGAAGAGGTTTTTGTATCATCCGAATGATCCTAAAAAATCATTTGATGTGTATATTGATAAGAATCCGAGAGATACGATACATATAAAGTATAAAACGGTGGATAATGTGACGGCGACGATTCGCAAATTAGAGCGACTTTACAAGGATAAAATGTATACACATAAACGCATATGGCAGGTGGGAATGATTATGAAGGTCCGATTAAAAGTGTTGCAAAATAAAAAGCCGAAGGAGTATCATTTAGCTAAAAAGTATTTTGATTTTCTTAGCAGTAGAACAAAAATGGACGATAAAGATCGGTACAAGTCAAAATTTCAAAATTTATAGTATAAGAGTAAATATTATTATGAAAAATATTCTCGTGAAAAATAAGTTTAAATACTTGTATTTTTCTATATATAGACAGTATTAATTTCATTTATATAATTTTTATATTTCAAGTAATAATTATTTTATTTAATATTTAAATCATTTTCTCTCTATCTCTCTAGAACATGTCCTGTATAAAAAATGCATTTGAACTGTATTATCAAAAGCCAAAGAATGAGAACCTTCTTAGAAATTTAGAAGAAACGCGCATGGGACTTTCTCATTGTCAGAATTTTATTCCATTATATTCCACTTTTTTTTCTTTGAACGACACAAACTATAATTCCATTAACTTGAACCAAACATTCAGTGTGCAATCGATTGTTTACTCTGAATCTGGATCTAGCGGTTCTGGTTCTGAAGATGACCGCCATTTTAAAAATACCGCGAGTGCAAGTGTTAAAAAACGAGATGAAGATGATATTGTTGAGGTTCCTGTATTTTTCAAATTCTCTCCGCTTTTGGATCCTATAAAATATTTGGCAGGCAGTTATGACACGCAAAATGAAGCGCTGCTCCATCTTCCAGAATTTCATTCTTTGCCGATTCCTACTAATTCCAGTGCCAATAAAAGTGCCGATAAAAGTGCCAATAAAAGTGCCGATAAAAGTGCCGATAAAAGTGCCGATAAAAGTTCTGAAAAAGATAAACAAAAAGAGAAAGAAAGTCATTATTGTCATTCAAAGGTTTTGGACGCGAATAATTCCGCGTATGTGGATGGATTTTTTTCTTATTTATCTAGCCAGCTACTACATGTGCATGATTTTATACACGGCATTGATTTTTATGGTTCGTATTTAGCGATTCAAAAAGATTTCATAGTGAATATATTTGACGATCAAGAGTATTTGATGAAGAATGAGTTTTTCAAAGATAAGAACGGACTGCTCTTCTATTATGATGAATCAGAATGCGAAAAGTTTTTGGAATGGAGTCAAGAGAGAAGAGAGAAAAAATGCAAACAAACAAAAAGTTTAAATTCCAAAATAAAAATTCTAAATGCCGTGGAGATTGTAGCCGAAGAATTGCATCAAGAGCAACCACAACAACCGCAACAAGCGCAACAAGCGCAACAAGCAGATGGCAATAATGTACTAGAAGAACTCGCACTTGTCGATGTATCCAACTCTGATATTTTTAATATTGATGATGACAAAGAAGAAGAAGAAGAAGAAGGAGCAAAAAAAGAACAGGACGAAAATAAAAATAATGCAATAAAGATTGGAGGAGGATGTGATTCCGATGATGCGTCGTCATCATCTTCGTGCTCTTCGCGCTCGTCGCACACAACCAACGAATCTCTTTATAACATGAGCGACAGTGAATCGGTCGGTAGCGATCATAGTAGTGACAGTAGTGACTATAACAGCGAAGATGAAACAGAAGAAGGCGACAAAGGAGAAGAAGGAGAAGAAGAAGAGATTCTGAATGCCACCATTTATAATTTTCCGGTGGAAGTGATTGCGCTTGAACGCTGCAAGCAAACGCTCGATGACTTGATGGTGGAAGACGCGCTCTCCGACGAAGAATGGGAAGCTGCGCTCATGCAGATTGTAATGACGCTGGCAACGTATCAAAAAGCGTTTGCATTTACGCACAATGATTTGCACACCAATAATGTCATGTTCAACGGCACAGATAAAAAATTCATCTATTATTTGTTCAATAAGAAGTACTACAAGGTTCCGACGTTTGGTAGAATATTTAAAATTATCGATTTTGGTCGCGCCATTTACAGATTCAATTCAAAACTGGTGTGCAGCGATAGTTTTCACAAGAGCGGAGATGCCGCGACACAATATAATTGTGAACCGTATTACAATGACAAAAAACCGATTGTTGAACCGAATTATAGTTTTGATTTATGCAGATTGGGGTGTTCCCTTTTTGATTTCTTTATTGACGATATAGACGAAGTAGATGCCGAGTGTAAAAAGAGCCGACTGGTTGCGCTTATTGTTGACTGGATTACGGATGACAATGGTCGCAATATTTTGTATAAACAAAGTGGAATTGACAGGTATCCGGATTTTAAATTGTATAAAATGATTGCAAGAACGGTTCATAACAAAGTTCCGTCTCAGCAACTTTTGAAACATGCCGTTTTTACGCAGTATGAAATCCCGCAAAAAAGTGTGAAAAAATCAATGACAGTTTTAGACATTGATGCAATTCCAAGTTATATTTTGAATTCGTCAAATCAGCAATAATATTGTTAGCTGGTTAGTTTTTTTTTCTTATTATAGCCATTTAGCAATTTTTACACTATAAACTAATCCATTTCTTAATAAAAAAAATAAATTATTTTTTTTATAAGTTTTATAATTTATATATATATATATATAAATTATAAAACTTATAAAATATGAGAACAACCGCCTCTCTCCCTTTTCCGAATACAACCGAACCCATCATTCCTGCATATGACCAAATCGTCAAAGGAAATGTCACTATTAAAAAAATAAGCAAACATAATTATAGAATTACGTTTAGTAAAATCGGTAAATTTCTTGTATATCAAATTATGGATAAAGATAATGCAGGTAATCTAAATAGCCATCGTCCTGTTTTTTATCTCTCTGCAAAAAAATGGATTAACCATTTTAATGGCATGAACAAAGATTTAAACCAAATAAAGAAACCGTTATTCACTCCAACTACCATTATGGAAACGGAAGATGATAATTATGCATTTGTAATTCATAAAGCTCACCTGAATAAATCTGGACACGTCGTATTCACAGTTTCAACAAAAGAAATTACTTCTTCAAAAAAATTAATTAAAATACCACGTGGAAAATTTAACAATGTGCGCTTTGATATCGATGCACCCAAAAATGGTGGCGGTATTGTATATAATTCATCTGACTGCGGGTATCCAAATGTGAGATGGTATGGATTTGGCGGAGACGGACCTGGCTCATCATGTGGTACATGGGCGTTAGCTCTAGGAGTAAGAAAAATTATTTGGTATGCTAACCCACCAAGCGGTGAAACTAATGCTAATTATAATTGGCCTTATGAAGAGGTTTATTACAGTGACAAGATTAGGAAAATACTTATATATAATGGATGGTGTGATAAGCTTATAGTAAATACCACAACCTGTAGCCCATCTTTCAACGAGAACCCACCAACTTATCTTCCTGATTAATAATACTTTTTAAACTAACATCGCGTTGGAACTCACAAAGTTGCTTAACTTTCGGAAGAAAATTGCCTTTGATAATTTTATCAAGTGTATTTGAAGTTATACTTTAATTTATTTGACTCGTTTACACTCGTTTTACTTTTTATCATGGCACGACTTACGTCCCCGTTTTGTCACAGTGACCGGTTGGCTCCGGGTGCTTTACAGCTTGTAGTAAAAGTCGTTGCTCTTCCACATCACGTTGTATGTGTGTATTCCAGCGCAACAAGCTTTTTATTATAAATTATATAAATTAAATTTTATATAAATTTTATTTATTTTATATTTGTATTATATTATTCTTCTTATTATTATAATATAAATAAATAAATGAATGGATTCGAACGTTTTTGACGACGATTCAGATTTAGGTGGTTTATATGATTTTGATTCAGGGGTGGGGGCTTTCGGTGAGAGAGCTTTCGACGACGACGGAATTTTAGATGGAAGCGACTTACCCGAAAACGATTTACGTAATGTTGATTTCATTCAAGGTGAAGGGATTCAAATGCCTCTAGATCCAAGAAGAGCCCGAATAATTGAAACTGCGCGGATAGCCCAAGCCAATCGAGATGCTGCTTCTCTCGAGAATCGGGAACTTGCAACTAAATTAAGAATTACTCCAATTCAAAATTTGGATCACGCGCACAGCTCTCGATCAAATATAAATAGTTGTATGGTTTGCGCAATTAATGTGAAATCTTTTTACGAACAACACGGTTCTGATATTGATTTTGCCATGGTAGATTCTCGTTGGCCAAAGCATATATGCAAACATTTAAAGCCAAGCGCTAGATGCGCTTTTTGTGATGGTGTATCATTGTGTATACACAATAAAGAAAAATTTCGTTGTCCGACTTGCGGGAATGCAATGTGTCGTGATCCTGCGCATGAAATATATCGCAAAGGTAAAGCTTTACGAAAAACTGCTTGTAAAGGTTGCAAAGACGCAAAGGGTACCAAAAGTGTTTTTGAAGCAGCAGGTGGTGGTCGTTTTAAGCATTCTATGAAAAAAAGGAAGCATTCTATGAAAAAAAAGAAGCAGTCAATAAAAAAAAGGAAGCATTCAATAAAAAAAAAGAAGCAGTCAATAAAAAAAAGGAAGCATTCAATAAAAAATAAAAAATGAAATCATTCGTAATTCCAATATAATAATTATACAAATAATATATAAATTTTTTATTATTAAACAATATATATAGGTATAGATATAGTTATTATAGTTATTATAATAAATGGTTGTAAATACTCCGGTTTCTAATACCCCAAAACAGAATGCTCCGCTAAACTTTAGGACATCTAATTCACTTACCACGACAAAGGTGCCTCATTATGCTACCAAGGTCGCCACCGCAAACAGTTCGGTTCCTGGACTGCATCGCCCAAATACAAACGGTGTTCCTTCAAATATAAACCAGCACGATTTTGAAGGCCCCGAATTTAAAGCGCGCCCTATAAAACATTGGAGACGACAGCATGTTCCTACCACGGTTGCCAACGCTTCCAACACTGTAGAAGCAGCTTCAAACTCATCTTCAGGGCGGCGAACTGCGACGGTTGGACTTCTTATAGACCGTCCGGGTGCAGTTTCGTATCTGGGTTCTAATTCCGACTGCAAATGTGTCGAACCTGGCGGAAATTCGTATACAATTAGCGAACAGTATAATTATACTCCAAAGGCATCGGGCACCCTTGTTTATAATGAGGGAACTGTGAGTATTGGACAAGGAAACGAAGGAAACGACGCATATGAAATCAATACCGGCATTTATGCGACCAAGTGCATTGGCTGCAATCCGCAAAACAATGTGATTCGAAGCGCATCGACGCTTTTAAGTCGGGCGTATTATTCCGATACGACTGGGTATCTAAAATCGCGTTGTAAAACGTACCAACAAAATGCATCCATTAATCGCGCAGCAAATGTCCAGTATACTGGCGCCGATAAAGAGCTGTTATGGCCAACCAGCAGCACAAGCGGTCCTCAAGTGTATCGAACGAATGACACGTTTCAACCGCGCGTAAATCCATACGCATGTAATAATGTTGGCGGTGCATCAACCGTTATTTTTAAACCGAATAATCGCCAATATTCTATTCAAGGTGCGGTGGATAGCAGCACGCGAATTGAGAAATTAAAGTTGAATGCGATTAATACAAATGCCAACTCTCTTAGAACCGCGTTTGGAAACGAGGCGGCAAGCGCGTGCAGGTTTACGGGAAGCAGTGACACACCCTTTTTCTTGAAAAACAAGTATCAACCGCCGATTTGCAGTCAAACGAATACGGTGAGTATGTATCGACAGAACAAACGCATATGCAGTTTATAATACATTTATAAAAATAATCCCATTCGTCTAAACCTGGGGCGGAATAATGCTAACATTGTTATCTAAATAAGGACATTTGACGGCGCTGGGGTCAAATGCAAAACAGTTATCAGCCATATCCTTAAATTGAAAATTGTCCTGGTTATCTACAGTGGGATATACGACAACCGAACGCTGAGATGGAGAAGATAAGAAAATGAACAACATGCCTACAAGAAAACTGACGATGAATGTTTTTATAGAGAGATATTTCATAATGTTATAATGTTATAATGTTATTTACTATATAAACGATGAAAATGTATGAATAATATAATGCTTTACTTATTATATACAATAGATAAAAAATATATTGTATTAAATGAAAAAATGAAAAAATGAAAACTTGGAAATAGAAATAGAAATAGAAATAGAAATAGAAATAGAAAAATAAAAATAAAAGAAAATAAAAATAGTATATAATAGTAAGGATATTAAATAATAATAGTATTAATACTAAAATCATGATCAACATACAGGAATGGATGCACAAGTCGAATAGCAAATACATTATATCGATTATTCTCGGGCTTGGGCTTGCCGCATTGTTTAGAAAGGCGTGCAAAGATGGAAACTGTATTCATTTTGAATCGCCGCCGATAAAGGATGTAACCGGGGGGCAAATTTACAAATACGGAAACGAATGTTACAAGTATAACATTTCGACCCAAAAATGCGACCAAAATAAAAAAACGGTGGAATTAAGTAATGGATTGCGTAATATGCTATAGTATAATTTTATTCCATATATTTAGAAGAAAATTATAAGAATTCATTTTAATTCATCAATCAGTTATACAAAGAGAGAATATATATTAAGGATTTAAGGATATTATAAAAAGTATAAAAAGTATAAAAAAATGAGTGACACTACAAGTATCGATGATTTACCCGGGGTTCCTGCATCAGCTACACACGGGTCCGGTATTGTTCAAAACCCAGAAATTCCGGTTCAAACGTATAATCCAAATGTTTCAGGGGCACAAATGCCGTTACAACAGCAAGGGCAACAACAACAGCAACAAGGTCCTCCTCCGCAAACAACCGTAGCATCAAACATGAATGTGAATGAATTTGTTTCGGGGTTGCAGCGCGCCACGTCTTCCGGGTTAACAGCTTTGCCTATACGCGATGTTCCGAGAAATACCGAATCTGTCGTTTCGGATGAACAAACGGTTCCAAATTATATTCCAAGAGACCCAGTAGATTATATTCGAGAACACCACGAAAATTCTCGTTCTTTTATGGAGCATCGCGCTAAATCGGCAAACCAGTCGGAATCTTTCGATGTCATTTATGACACGCTGCAAGTGCCGATTCTTCTAGCAATTCTGTATTTCACATTTCAACTCCCAGTGATGCGTAAATACTTGCTTTTATATTTACCCAGCATTTTTAACAAGGATGGCAATCACAATCTTTCTGGACTACTTTTTATAAGCGTTTTATTTGCGTGCACGTATTATGGTATCAACTTTATTCTAAATCAGTTTGTTTTGGAGTCGGAGTAACCGGTTATCTATTTTCCTAAAATATCTTATTTATTTTTCTATTCGATTCGTCTACATTTTCTTTGCTAAACGCGACGAACGCCCCCTTGATTTCCTTTTTGTTGAACCGAATTTGCCTTTTTTGGTAAAGTAACCATATTTTTCAAGCCGCATTTCTTTTTTTGCCGTAATGTGTTTTTTTTTGCTGACAATGTATCCCTCTTTACTGTAAATCAGTTGATTTTTTGTAAGTTCGCCGGTTGTCATATATGCAGTTCCATTCATGACTTGAGTTCGCGATCCGCGAATTTTTTGGTATGTATTTCCTTTAATGTTGTACAAACCGGTTTTTTCGTCTCTCGTGTAACCCATTTTTATATTTTAATTAATTAAAATATATTTTATAATATTTATTTATATATACATAATATTATAAAATATATTTTAATTAAAATAATATATTTCATAAAAAACGAATGTAAATTATTAGTATATTTCATAAAAAAATTATTTACATTCGTTTTTTTATGAAAGTGTCTTCAAGAGAGGATCTTAGATTTTAACCTGTGCGTGAATATATTAATCCATCTATTTTCTATTTTCGTATTCGACAACCATATATTATGCCATTATGCCATTATGCCATTATGCCATTATGAGATAAGCAGTTGACTTTTTTTTATATTTTTTAGAGCGTTAAAGAATTTATTTAGTACAATTTTGATTATTGATTTTATTTTTTCTGGTATCTTTATTTTGTTTAACGAATCATTAATATATGTTTCTATGGTTTCTACTGATCCAGATGTTATAAAATTTTTAATATTGGAGGGTATGGCGGTTTTTATCTCATTTAATACATTGTCTGATATTATTTTATTTACTTCCTCTTCTATCTTTATATTAAAGTTTTTTTCTAAATATATTAGTAATTTATCGATTGTTTCTAAGGGTATTCCGGTTGCAGATGCCGATTTAAATGATACGGGCAAAGACAATGTTGGAAATGAAACACAATTTGTGGCTGTAGCGGATGTGAAAAATATGGACCCGTGTATTTTTAATGATAAGAAAAATCCGGCGGATCCGTCATTAACGTGCACGGAAACATTTACGGCTCGTATGGATGCCAAGAATCGCGGCGGCGATTCGAGTTCAAGCGACGACGAAGATTTTACAGGCATATTTGGAAACATGTTTTCAACGCATTCGACTCATAATAAAAAAAAGAGCGGCTGCAATCTAGCGAGTTATAAAAGGGTTGGTTGTAATAAAAAAAAACGTCGAAATAAAACCAATTCGCCAATGAAAGCTTTTAACGTGATGGATGATTTTTCGAAATTGCCGGATGACGTATATGTGAAAGCATTTTACATTTTTATGACTGGATTTTCTCTCTATGTTTTCTACAGATTTATGAAACGAATATCGAATGCTCGATGATGAGAGAATGCATACAAAAAAACATAATTTATAAAATTTCTAAATATATTTTCTAAAAAACATAATTTATAAAATTTCTAAATATATTTTCTAAAAAACATATTTAGAAATTTGGAGTGTATTATAATTATGAATGATAAAAAACAACATGACGAAAATAAGTTTAATTACAGGAATTACTGGTCAAGATGGAAGTTATTTGGCCGAATTATTATTAGAGAAAAACTATATAGTTTATGGCGTGATTCGTCGTCATAGCAGTATTCATGCCGAGCGCATTAACCATATATATTCTAAACTACATTTAATTTATGGTGATATGACAGATCAGACAAGCTTGCAAAATGTATTTACTACAATATTAAGTCAACAAGGTAGAGATTTCGAACGTCTTGAAATATATAATTTGGCAGCACAGAGTCATGTTAAAGTTAGTTTTGAAGTGCCTGAATATACAGGACAAGTAGACGCGCTTGGAACACTTCGATTATTAGAAACAATACGTAATTCTGGTCTAAAAGATAAGATTAGATTTTATCAAGCATCGACCAGTGAGTTGTATGGAAAGGTTTTAGAAACGCCGCAAAATGAAAACACGCAATTTAATCCACAAAGTCCGTATGCCATTGCGAAATTATATGGGTATTGGATTGTAAAAAATTATAGACAAAGTTATGATTTATTTGCGTGCAACGGTATATTATTTAACCACACAAGCGAACGCAGGGGGGAAACGTTTGTATGCAGAAAAATTACAAAGGCGGTGGCAGCCATCGAAGCTGGAAAAATTGATTGTTTACATTTGGGTAATCTAAATAGTAAACGCGACATAGGACACGCTAAAGATTACGTCTACGGAATGTGGTTAATGCTGCAGCATAATGTGCCCGTAGATTATGTTTTAAGCACGGGAGAAACTTATAGCATTCGCGAACTGGTTCAATTGGCATTTAATGTGTATGGCAAGACGGTTGAATGGCGCGGAGAAGGATTGGACGAAGAAGGATTTATAGGAACTAATGTTGTAGTTCGTGTCAACCCTAAATATTTTAGACCTGCGGAAGTAGAATTATTATTGGGCAATTCTACAAAAGTACGCAATGAATTGGGATGGAATCCTAGTTATTCAATAAATGAAATAATAACTGAAATGGTTCTCAGCGATGCGAAACAATACATGTAATTTACATGTCAATTAATTTTCCATTAATTTTATATTAAAAATATTATTTACAAAACGGATATAAAATGACAGTATGAATGAATATAACGATAAATACGAAGAAGACAAAATAATGTCAGCAACTTCATTAACCGATGAGTATTTTCGCATCTCGAGAGAGTATTCCAATAAATATGGACAAAAAACAATATTATTGATGCAGGTGGGTTCATTTTTTGAGTGTTATTCAAGGGCGGACGTTACTGGAAATATCGCCGATGCAAACATGAGGGAATTTTGTACGGTTTGTGATTTAAATACTTCCATTACAAACGGTAGGTGCATGGCGGGCTTTCCGTTTACGTGCAATTTTAGGGACTATAGTTTGGAGCGGTATGTCAAAAAAATGCAGGATCGCGGGTATACGATTGTGGTGTACGTGCAAGACGGACAAGGTGCAAACACGACGCGAAGTTTGTATTGCATTTATTCGCCGGGAACATTTTTTTCGAGTGATTCCGCGGTTCTCTCAAACAACACGTCATGTTTTTGGATTCAGCGCGTAAAGGTGGGTGCAAATGGAATAAATAAAAAAATCATCATGGGAATGTCGAATATTGATATTTATACGGGGAAGAGCGCGTGTTTTGAAATCGAGTCGGAACTGAATCCGCGTCACAATCAGACCACGTATGATGAGCTGGAGAGATTCGTTTCATCGTTTCGCCCGAGTGAAGTTGTTATTATTTCAAATCTCTCTGCAAACGAAGTGGAAGACATAAAAAATTATGCCAATATTACTTCAAGTGCGAATGCGATTCATTGCATTGATTTGAATGAGCAACAAGAACATCCCTTTTTTATCCAGGCAAAAAATGCGGAAAAGCAAACGTATCGGAAAGAAGTGCTTGGAAAGTTTTTTTCGTTTCATGTATGCAACGCGATTTTCCAAAATTATTCGGTATATGAGTTTGCAGTTCAGGCGTACACGTTTCTGCTTCATTTTTTATATGAACACAACCCGAATTTGACGTCAAAAATAGAAGAACCGGAATTTGAAAATCGATCGGATCGAATGGTTCTGGCGAATCACACGCTGGAACAGCTGAACATCATTGACTCAAATGGACTCGGCGGCAGCGGATCAAATTCGTCCGTGTTTCGATTGTTAAACAAATGCAAGACGCCGATGGGTTCGAGGCGATTTTATTATCGGCTGTTACATCCGTCATTCAATGTAAAAACAATTCAGAGAGAATATGATATTACAGAATATGTTTTAAATAAGGAATCAATAAATGCCGATTCTGCTTTGTGCATGTATACGACCTGGAGAAGCGCGCTTGAAAATATAAAGGACGTTGAAAAACTGCATCGTAAAATACAGATGGGAAAGATTTATCCGAATTCTCTCTACATTTTGTATACCAATTTGCAAATGATCTCGAAAATGTATGACGGCGTCAAGCGTGACGAAACCTTGTTGAAATATTTTCGCGCAGATGCTTATCCAGAGAGAATTACAAAAATGTGTAATGATTTAATGAAAAAAATTGATTCTTGTTTTTACATTGAAAAATGCAAGTCCGTTGATTCTCTCGATTTCGATTTGAGTTATCGGGATTGTTTTGTTAAACCGGGTGTAAGCAAGGACCTTGATCAAACGTATATTGCGAATGAAGACGGGTGCAGCATTTTGGAAGCCATTCGCTCACATTGTAATGACTTGATTGCAATTGGAGAGAAGAAGGGTGTAACATCAATAAAAGAAAAAGGCGATAATAAAGAGAAAGAGTTTGTAAAAAGGCACGAAACGGAAAAGGCGGGATACAGTATTCAGACAACGGAACGGCGCAGTAAGTTATTGCTTGAACAAATCGACAAAAGGGTAAAAGCAAAGGAGCAAGTTTCCAAACTGGAATATGAGTCGATTGACCATGCTAAAAAAACATTCGAATTCGATTTGTCGATGTTACAATTCGTGAAAGCGGGAAGCAGTGCAGTGACATTCGTGCACGAGGCGTTATCCGGTGTATGCGCATCCATTAGCGAGACGAGAAATAAAATTCGCGATGAAATCGGGCTTGTATTTCATAAATTCGTATGCGAACTCAAAGAGTGTCAAGAATCGTTTCAGACCATTGTTTCATTCGTTACGGATGTGGATTTAATTCAAAATCAGGCGTATATTGCTCGTAAATACAAGTATTGCAAACCAACAATTGATGTAAGTAAATTGCAAGGACAAGAGGAGGAGGGTTCCTATGTTGACGCGAAAGACATTCGGCACTGTTTAATTGAGCGAATGAACGAGGATGAACTCTATGTGACGAATGATGTTTCGCTTGGAATAAAAGAGCGCGGCATGCTTTTATACGGGACGAATGCGGTTGGAAAAACGAGCATGATTCGGGCGTTAGGAATTTGCATCATTATGGCGCAGGCGGGACTTTATGTTCCGTGTTCCGCGTTTACGTATCGTCCATATACGAACATTATGACGCGAATATTAGGAAATGATAATTTGTTTAAAGGAATGTCGACATTTGCGGTTGAAATGTCGGAACTTCGTGTGATTCTAAAATGCGCCGACCAAAACAGTTTGATTCTGGGAGACGAGCTGTGTTCGGGAACGGAAATTGATTCTGCGATTAGTATTTTTGTTGCTGGACTGCAGAAGCTGCATGCTTTAAAAAGCTGTTTTGTGTTTGCGACACACATGCACGAAATCGTGGACTATGAAGAAATCGCGCAACTAGACCAACTTTGTACGAAGCACATGGCGGTAACGTATGACCGGGCGCGCGATGCGTTGATATACGATCGAAAGCTGCGCGACGGTGCGGGGCCGAGCATGTACGGACTGGAAGTGTGCAAGTCGCTGCATTTGCCGGACGATTTTTTGAAAATGGCGAATGCGATTCGATTAAAGTATCGCGATAAAAATCGGGCAGGGGATTTGAGTTTCAAGCCGAGTCATTTTAATGCGCATAAAGTGAAGGGGCTGTGCGAGCTGTGTAAAAAAGAAGTGGGCGAAGAAGTGCATCATTTGCAGTATCAGAGGGAAGCGGATTCTAATGACTACATTCAGCATTTTCATAAAAATCATCGGGCGAATTTATTGACGGTGTGCGATTCATGTCATTTGAAAATGCATGAGTCAGATGATCAATATAAACGCGTTTTCACGACGGGAGAAGGCGGATACGTGCTTTCGAAACTTTAATATTAAATATTTTATAATATAAATATTAAATATTTTATAATATAAATTGTAAATTATTTTATTTGTATATATAAAATTATATTATGGAAGAAACATTTATAATTAATTCTAATAATATAAAACTGTCATCTTTAATGACGTATGATGTTACAAAATATGAACCTATGGGAATTGTAAGAGGCACAAAAGTTCACGGAATATCACTATTTAGAAGCATTGTGGGAAATTTATCATCACTATTTGGCGGGAAAAATGATGCAATAAATAAAAAAGTTGACGATGTGTATAATGAGTCAATCCAAGAGTTAATAAATAGTGCATTAATAATGTATCCAGGAGTAAAAATGATTTCAGGAATAGAGGTGACGTTGAGTGAAATGAAAAATATAATAATATGCGTTGCAACGGGAACGGCACTAGCTCCCTTGAAAAATGTGGAAAATATGATCAGAATCAAGACACAAGAAAATGGCAAGCAACAAACCAGGCGTCGTCACGTGTAAATAATTCATCGTCAGTGTAATAATGTCAGTGTAATAATTTCGTTGCTTGGTTTATATATAGCGAAATATTTTATTTGGATTGGGAAGGTGAGACAAAAATAAAAAATAAAATATAAATAAATAATAAATAATAAAATGGATAATAAATTATTTATTACTTTTAATGCATTTTTACTATTATTTATATTTTTAGCAGGCGGTATCAATAAAATCGTGTCGTTTCAAGGCACGGTAGAATTTCTTGAGACGAAAATAAACGCAATTCAACTAAATCCTATATTTATTATGGCGGTTATTGCTGCGATTATATATTTTTATGTGGTTCTGATAACGTTCGGGAAAGCAAGCCAAACAAGCCGGTTAAATGGATATTTGTTTCTTCTCATTAGCATAGCATTCATCGGAATTCCGGTTTTAGCGTATTGTAAAAAGGCGCTAAACCAGAGTAAAATGCTGGTTTCACTTATCTATGATTCGACAATTATAGGAGTGATTGGGCTTCTGACGCTTGGAAGTTTACTAATACTGTATTCTCTCTATACGAGCAAGTATGAAGAGTATGCGTATGTCGCCACGATTGGACTAGCGGTGTTTACTGCGATGACGATTTTAATTTTCCATTTTCCGACGAATCCAGATGAAATGATTTCATTTACAAAGAATCTCTCTATTTTCGGCGGACTAATGTTGTTATCGCAGCGATTCGTTGGTTCATAGAAAGTTATAGAAAGTCATACGTTTTCATTTCTTTATTATCTTCGATAAAACTGAAGCGAAGCTTATACGACAATAAATTTTCCAAAATACTTCCAGATTCGCCTTGATTAAAGATACTGATAACGTCTTTGGGCGAACATCCATCCTTAATGAATGTGGTATTGGAAATCGTTCCATCCATAAATGTTACCGGCTGATCATCACCGACTACAATTTGGTTTCCGTTGGTTGTAATGTAGTTCATAGAAGCGTCCATGTAGGTAATATATGGCGGCGAATCGGGATCCGCTTTTGAATTTGTAAGCGTGTCGACGGAAATCGTATTGTTTAAAAGTCCGTTGATATAAACGTCGAGCGCGCGCTTACTGCCATTGTAAAACGTGTTTGCATCGGGATTATAAATGGGTATAATCTGATTTGTTGTTGCATCATACACGGTTTCGTTTTTATCGAGGTCAAAATCGTCATCGCCATTATAATTTAAAACGACGTTTACAGGTTCTCCAATGGGAAACAGCATGATTGTAGTAGTTGTTACGGTTGTTGCAGTAGAAACGACGAGGTTTCCATCGGCATCGAGTGCCAAAGTCAAAGGTGATGGCGAAGTTCCATCTTTTTTTGTTACGCGTAACAAATTGAATAATGCCGATGACGACGGCGAAAGTTGAAGAGCAGAGCCAAGTTTTATCCAGAGTGAAAGTGCAAATGCGCCATTCTTTAACTGCGTTTTTTCGGGGATTGAAACGGTGGTAACCGTTGTTGCAGGGCGCGAAGTAAAAATGATAGGGATGGCTTGTTTTTGTTGCTGGTAATAAGAGAAAATAATGTAAGCAGCTAGAATTAACACAACAATAAAAATAATGGTTGTGAAATCAACTTCTTTTCCATAAAATAACATTTTTATTGACAACTAATTTTTATTGACAACTAATTTTTATTGACAACTAATTTTTATTGATATTATCTAAGATATATGTGTAAGATATATAATATCAATAAAATAATTTCGCGAATCCGAATCCGAATCCAAATTTAAATTCTAAATGTCGAGTCGAGACAGTTCAACATTATCTTTTACGAAAGCAAAGCGGACCTTGTACTTGTTGAAAAAATCGACTGCTGAATTTGTCCCATAACCACTAGAATAAATATCCCATGCGTCTTGTGGAGAAACCGGCGCTTTATGGAATGTTGCCATGGTAATGTATCCGTCGAAACCGTCTTTCGAGCCGACATATAAAGATCCGGCGCTTAAACTCCATGGACCTTGTAAAGCGTTTGTTTGCACCAGTTTTCCGTTGATGTAGATGTCGATAGAACTTCCATTGTTTACATTTAAGATAACGGACACCCAGGTTTGAAGTGGAATGTTTGAAACAGGAGGAATGACCGTGTTTCCGTTATTTCCCAAGGTTATATTTAATACGTTGTTATCTTTCCCTAAACTTACCAGAAGGTTGGGCGTATTCTGCGATGCGTCGGATTCAGAAGACATAATTGCCTTCTCTCTAGAAGTTGATTCCCATTCGGTTACATAAATCCAAGTGGAAAGGGCAAAGCTGTAGCTGTTATCAGATATAGTAAAGGATGTTTGAGTTTTTGCATCCTGGGAACCGCTAATTACGGTGCTAGAGGAGGAGTTCATCATTGACCAGATAAAATAAATGACAATAATGACAAGTATAACAATGATGAGCGTTGACCAAGAAAAATCCATTTTTTATATATTTGAACCGGAAAAATTTATTATTTATTTCTATTTATATATTTGTTTATAAAATAATTGCAAAATATTTATATAATAACTTTTTTATAATATTTTTTTATTACATTGCAGGTTATTTTTTCTATTTATTGATTAGATTAGATTTATAGTTAAGTTAAAGTTACATCTAATAAATCTAAAGTATCTCTAAAAGTTGGGTTTGAGTGGCGGATTTAATAATTTATAGGCATTATAAATCCAAGAAACGCCTTGAGTTCCGACAACGTCTTTGTAATACACCACATTACAAAGCTGGCCGTATATTCCTCCTGGCGAACCAACAATCAAAGTTTTGGGCAGTTTTGGAATTATATTTGGCGTAGAACTTTCTAAATGATTATTTAAAAATACATCCATGATGCCGCTATTGTTGAAGTTGATGAACAAGTGGTTCCATCGTTGGAGCAAAATCTGAGTTGGAACACCCACCTTAACAACGGTATTTGTTTCAGTTTGAACACTTATTACGAGTTGGTTTCCACTTGGGTCGAATAAAACTTGCGGTGCGCCGCCATTTGCATCGGTTGCGAAATTCAGAATGCTGATTCCGTCATCGGCCGGAGAATAGCTGTTTTTCGGAGGTTCAGGGTGAATGTAAAACCACGCTGAAATTCCGTAACTGTAGTGCGGCGTATTTGTTTTCACGTTGTCTGCGAGGGACGGTGTTAAAGAAACGGTTGTGCTGTTGTCCGAGTTGGGCGTTATAATATCAAACGGTTCGCTTTTCGCGTTGAGCGGCAACACTTTATCTAGAATGACTTCACCGTTGTGATTTACAACCGCGTCGAATACTTTCGGAAGCATGAAGAGCAATGCGATGAATGCGATTTCGAAGAATATAAGAATGACATAGGTCCACTGTCGTTGCACCAATTTCAGTTCGCTTCGAAAATAATCCGCCAAATTAAGACACATACAAGGAAGGTATGTCACGATTTTAAAAAGTAAACTGGACCACGTGGGCGGACCGGAAATGTAGTTGGGTGATTCGGCTCCAATGAATCGAACAATCATGGCCAAAATGCCGACGAGAATTGCGATATTCAGGATGAATAAAACCGTGTTTGCAATTATTGGAACGTTGGCGTACACGTGTAAAACTGCCATGATGAGACCAATCACGATGCCAATAATGATTGTATATTTTGTGAATGAGGTGATAAAAGGAACGAATGCTTCCAAGCCCATGACGAGTAGCGACAAAAGCGCAAACCCGATGAAAAGAAATATAAACAAAAATATGGATTTATGATCGGAAACCACTTGATACGGTTGTTTTGTGTAAATATAAATAACCACTCCTAAATACATGAGGAATATAATTAGCATCGAGCTTTTGACAAGTTGAACCAGAATACCCTTCAAAAAGTAATTGCATATAAAGGTTGATATTTTGGTTAGTATGTAAAAGGGGTCGGATAACGACATGTCGCTAAAAAAGGTGTTTACGGATGCGGTTACATTTTCGCCACGAACAAGCGTTAGATACAGTATGTATACTATGAGCGAGCCGGTCATAGAGGATGCGACGATGCCTGCGAATCGATTGACCAGGAAGAGCAATTCTGAAACTGCGACCAAAACAAATAAAACAATGTAAATGGTTGAAATGTTTAAAACGAATTTTAAGAACAGTGAGAATAAAAGTATGATGATGGCTGCGATAGAAAACCACCATTGATTTTTAATAAAATTATGGCTGAATCCGTATGCTGAAAGGGATAAAAATAAAAGAATGATGAATAATATAAAATATTTAAAGGACGCTCCGACATCAACAACTGCATCCTTTAGTTGAATTGCTTTCATTTTGATTGCATCTGAATTCATTTATTTTGCTGAATACACACACAACTCGGATCAATATATTTAATTATATAATTATTACACTTATTATTATAACAGGATAAAAAAATCGATAAAAATAATTGAATAAAAATGTGTAAAATATGTAGAATATGTAGAATAAAATAGTTGGAATAAAATGAAATTTAATTTCTGTAATATAATATGCCTATATAAAATATAATTAAAACAAGAATAGAAATAAATATAGCCAAAATTGACGGATTATTTGCCCATCCTGTTTTATCTAACGACGCTGTTGTAACATTGATTGAAAATATGAACAAGAAAATGATTGCGACATGAATTAAAATAGACCACGGACTAAAGTCGGTGCTGATAAAGTATTGCATAATTCGCGTAATAACTACTGATGCAAATTCAAATTGTTTCAAAAAGAGTATCGCGAGAGAAAGCAGCGCAATTAGCGTGAACGATATATTTATGGGATCGCTTTCTTCATCTCCAAACGTTTCGTCGTGGCGAAAAAATACGACGATGCTGGAAATCCACACGATTAAATACATGATGGTGGAAAAGATGTTGATTGGTGCAGTTATGTTTTGTAAAAAGTTTTTCGGAAAAATTTGAAACATTTTTAGAAATGTGTTTACAATAGTAATGAAGGACAGTCCTATAAAAAATGCGGTTGTCAAAATAAAAGCTAAAAATGTCGACCATCCGGCGTATGCCCAGCAATTTGAACCGTTGTCGCAACTCACTCGCAACACGTTTAAATAATAAAAGAACAGTGCGAAAATGAATGCAATTATGCTGCCGCCAATGCCCCAAGGGACGAGGTGTGTTGCATTTGTCTTATACAGCGCAGTTACAACAATTGCTAAAAAGGGGATTGTCCCTGTAAAAACGGCTGCAATGTTTCTTGAAGTTGCGCTGTCGTTCGGATTTTCGGCCAAGTCGGCGTTTCCAGTGACCAACCAGTAAATTGATATGATCCAAAACGCGTAGATTAGAATCGGGGCAAGATAATTGTTGAAAAAGGTGGACAAGCTGTATGAAGTCACGTTGAGATTGAATGCGTGATTATAAAGAACCAGTAAAACTGCTGCGCCGGCCCATGCACCCGTGAACAGTCCGGCGACCCATTTTTCGTCCATAAAGTAGAGCGGGATATTGACAAGGATGCATAGGAGCGCGATGAAAATGAATTTGGTTAAGGTTGTCATAGTTCCAGCTATTTCAACGGAATTATTATTCAGTGACTGCATTTTATTTTTTTTTATTTTTTTTATTTTTATTTATTTTATTTATTATTTCGATTTTTGATGGATATATTTATTACATAAAATTATTTAATTAAAAACTGAGAACTGCTAAATAATTTTATATCTCTCTCTTTCTCTCTACATTTGTCTCTCTATATTTCTAAAAATTTTCAAATGCTGTCTTTTTACCGTGACAATCTCTGCATAGTGCCACTAAATTATCGACGGCATTGGAACCGCCGTGTTCAAGACGGATTTTATGATCGACTTCAAACCATCCTGGAAGTTGGCGTTGACAGTCGCCACATTTCCACCCCTGTTGCGACGCGACAAATTTCTTTTTGGATTCGCTCACGCTGCGTTTTGTGGGTCCGGTGCCGGAGCCGCCCGTCGTTTTACCGGAGGTCATGATTTTATTAACGCTGTTTTGTTGTCGTCGAGTTGTCCAGCCGCCGTCGCCATCATCGTCGGCACTGGTAGAGTTACTACCTCCTTGTCCAAAGAATGCGCGCTTGTTTGTCATGTCAAAAAACGGGGTCAACATGTCTGCGGATTCGCGGCTAATGGGCATGTATTTAATAAACTCGTTGGCGTGTTGCATAATGTTGTGAGAATTTTCCGGGTTTTTCTTCATGAACAAGTACATGGACAGTCCGAAAAATCCAATGGTTGCCATTTTTATGTATTTTCTTGCATTCACGGATTCCACCAGTTTAAAATATTTACCGTCATAGTATGTGTTTACAATGAGTCCTGCGGTAATGATAAAAATAATAAATTCAAACTTAAATTTCATAATTATTTTTAATTTAATTTTATTTTATACACTATAAATTAACTATAAAATAATAATAAATATTTTTACTAAATAGTTACTTAACTAAATATTGCGAACTATAATAATATTGCGAACTATAATATTGCGAACTATAATATTGCGAACTATAATATTGTATAAACCTTCAATAAGAAAACAAGAAAACAGAAGAAAAATGATGATAAACGTTGCCGTTGCAATTACTGGAAACGGAGGAATAGGGCTGAAAGGCGGACTGCCATGGCCTCATCTAAAGACCGATATGGCATTATTTTCCAAACGAACGACGGGATTAGGATTTAATGCAGTGCTCATGGGTAAAAATACATGGCTAAGTATTCCGGAGAGAAGAAGGCCGTTGAAAAATAGAACAAATATAATTATTTCTCGTAGCGAATTAGAATTACATTCACATTCAACTTCAACATCGTGTCATGTATTTTCTTCGATATACGATGCTCTCACGCATTGTGAAGCTGCAAAGTATGATGAATTGTGGATTATTGGCGGAAGTGGAATATACAATGAGTTTTTAAACACACACTATGATAAAGTGCATCGCGTATACATTACATATGTTTGTACAAACAATGACAATGACGGTGACAAACATGGTTATGAATGCGACACGTTTATAAAGATTCCACACGAAAGCTACTTGATTGAAGAAAAAATATATAATCCAACTGAAAATTGTTACTATTTGACATGTGTTCATACGGTGCATGTAAATAATGGCGGTGAGATGGAACTATTAGAAGATTTTATAAAGGGTCGCTCGGATGAGAATTCATTTTTCAAGAATAATGATAGTAATAATCTTCGTATCGACAGTTGAGACAATGATTTGAAATAATGTCGCGCAGCATTTCAAATGTTATCATTTTGGGATAAGGTCTTGGATTTGGACTAAATGCGGATAAAAGCAGCGTCATGAGTTTGATATCTGGATAAATATTCGTAGGATTCATTATATCTTGAAGATGGTTTTTTTGAATGTATGCGTCGATTCTGCGCGTGACTTCTGTTCGCGACATTTTTGTCCGACCTGGTTCGCCTAGGAATTCGGCAAGTTGTGGCGTTATTTCACACACGAGTTTTTTACTTTTTATCATCATCGCGAATGATAATGGATGGATTGACTGGATTATAAAATGAAAAATGTAAATGTAAATATTTATTTTCAATTTTATGAATTAATTAATTATTTTACATTCTTTTATTTCGTCTTGTTTTTCTTGTTTGACGTTTACGATTTTTATTTTTATAGTAGGTTTTATTTTTATATTTTTTACTATGTTTGCTTGTTCGTTTCCTTTTTCGTCCTCCGTTTGACGGCATACCGCCTGGCGTCCGATTATTTATTATAAGTGGATTTATTTGTGGTTGTTGTGGTTGTTGTGGTTGTTGTGGTTGTTGTGGTTGTTCGCGCTGTAGCTGTCGCTGTACAGGATTTACTCTGCCATTATTTGCATTTTCCACATCTACCCTTAGCATATCGGGATCGGGTCGCTGGATTAATCCAGCCAATTCGTCATCTGAATCATCAAAATTCATTTTTATTACTTTAAAATATACAAATTATACAATACTATGTATATTTTAAATCGAGATTATTTTATTTTTTTTTAACAACCGGAGTCCATTTATACACTCCATTTTTATCTGCGACCGATTTAAAAAACTTGCCGTTATTTCCTTTTTTGGTTTTATTTTTGCAATCGTTTGCAGCGAATGCGGGAGATGGGCGCGATTTATATTTTTTTTGCGTCTTTTTATTCTTATTATCGCATTTAGATATTTTGGGCATCTTATAAAAATGTGTTAATATTTTATTATTATATTATTACTAAATATTAAATTTAAAATAATAAAAAAAAATTTATTATTTTATTTTTTTATTTTATTTTTTAATAATTTTTTTTAATAATTTTTATACCACAACCTTCGTTTATTATAGTTGCATTTTTCGAAACGTCCGCGTTTTTTCGATGGGTATGTATGCATACGGTTCAATAATTTGAATGCAATGTGAAATTGCGTGTGAACTTGTAGGTTGAAAGTGGAACTGGGTGATTCTGCCGCCATCGTTCACGAATGAAACAAGGTCACTTGCCAAGTATTTTCCAAAATCGTCAGACACGTCCTTTTCCGCGTGTTTGAATTTGTCCATATGGTCGGTATACGTGTCACGCGTAACAATGGAGATACGAGATCCATTCTTCTGTTTCCGCTCTTCTTTTTTGACGCGCATCAAGTATGCCAACAGAATAAACAAGTCGTCGTTTAGCCCAATCGGTGTGATAATGTGAGGGACTTTCTGTAAAATCTCATCCAGTCCTGGAACGTAATAATCCGGGTTGTGTTTATCAGTGCGTGATTTGTGAATGACAACAAGCGGATTGCGGCCGTTTCGCCTGACAATCTGGAGCATGGTGTTCAAATCATCGATGTGTGGAATACCATTTCTAGAAAGCAAAACATTTGCTCCATCAATGATTGCATCGTAATTTGGTGCTTCGTTGAGTTCGTTGAGTTTTTTCAAAACGGGAACATGCTGTTTGGATTTGGATTTATTTTTGGGATTTTTTTCCATTTCAGTAACAATTTTTTGAATGTAGTGTTCGCATCCTTGAAGCGCGTACCTGGATAAACATGGTTCGCATTCGACCAACTCACGTCCGCCTTGACTGTTAGATTGAGAAGAAGAATCGTGCAAAAACTTGCCGTCCAAGTAACGAAACAGGAATGTGAGGCGATTTTCAATCATGAATCGAATGTCTTTGGAATCGAGAAGCGCGGCATCAATGTATCGCGTAAACAAGTGCGCACAGTATTCGGGATCAGGGTTGTAAATCATGAGTGCAAAGTAGTCGCGTTTCATGGAAAGTCGGTCAAACACGGAAGCAATGCGCGCGTCGTCATGTTCCAAAATCGCAAATCGTAGCACCATGGTAATAATGCCTTTTTCTCGCGTCGTGTCAATTAATTCTGCATTCTCATCGAGCAACAAGCGAAACTCGTCCATTTTATTACTTTGAAGTAGCTCGTTCATTCTTCGCTGAAGTTGACCCAGTTCTTTTGCTGACATAGTTGTAGTCCTAGCCATAGTAGATTCTCTCGAAATAAATGGAAACAATGGAAACAATGGAAACAATGGAAACAATGGAAACAATGGAAACAATGGAAACAATGGAAACACTGTAAGATGTAAAAAAAGAAATTATTTTTTCAATTTGTTTTATCTTGCATACATGAGACCGCAATTTCCGCCGACAAATGTCAGCATGTTGAAGCGTTCCTCAAAAACCGTCAAATTATAATTGTAGTCGTAAATTCTCCAGGTTGGTTTATTCACACCAACAGGAACTTGGGTTTCCGGATCGCAAATGGTCAAGAAATTCGCGCTCGGGTCCAGCGGCGGATAGAACGTGGTAAATTCAAGCTCAATCGTTGAAAACTTGCTGGCATTGATTGCGCCAGAAGGTTGAAAATCGCTGGGTTCAGTGTTTAGGCAAAAATTGTAACAATAAAGGCCATCGGGTGCTGAACCGCGGCTGCTGGTATACTTTTCCAGATAGTTGTAAATTCCGGCATCGAGTAAATTCTCTCTGTATTTGCCATCCAATAAAATTCCTAAATTCAAAAGAATGTCTTTTTGGTTTTGAACGCTGAATGGCGGCGTAATAAAGTAGCCGGTATTTTGAGACAAATACGAATTATAACCAGGTCCAAGATTTATAGGATATGCAGGAGTGCATGGATTTGATGACGGAGTCCATGTAATTGGAACTGTCGTTGGGGCCGGCAACAATCCGTCCGGTTTATACCTGTAAGGCCAGTTCGTATAATTTCCCCATTCGTTTCGCAAGTACGCGTCGCTCCTTTGAAAATAAAACATCCAGCTGGCGACCATACCGAGCGTGCTTTGCAGCCATACGCGACGACTGCCGGTGACGTTTTCGAAATCCCATTGATACACGGATTTAAACAAGTACTGTTGCGGGACGGTTGCAAATTGTTTGGCTTCGTCCGCGGACAAGAAGCAATAGGTGGACATGAGATGAATATCGGCATTCCAGTCGCTGCGAGTTGAACTGCCGTAATCCAGTTCAATGTTGGGTGGTGGCTGAATGAATCGATAAAATTGCTGCAAATTGTCATTGAAGTTGGGCTGAATATAATTTGGCGTAACGTATTCTGGGAAATAGGGCGGTTCTGTGTTTGCGGTACTAGGTGCGGCAGTTGCACTACCGGTGGCCGGATTCAACACGTCGCGAATGACAAACAGTTCGCGAATGGAGCGCAGCGTAATGTCGATTTGAAGCTGGTTGTATTGGAGCGCGACAAGCGGGAACGCCATTTTGCTGCTCAGCGTGAACCATGCATTGATGGGAATATACAGTTTTCGGAACCGAATGGACGGATCAATGCCTGCTGGATCGTTTTGATAATTATAAAAGGCATTGGGATATTTTCCATTGTTGGATGAAAACAGGGCAGGATTATTCAGTTCCGGAATGTTGCCGGTCATTCGATTATACAAGTCGCGCTCGGTTCCGTTGAAGTTTCTCTCCACGAGCGCTTGCAAGTATCCGCCTGTAAGTTTCTGAAGTGTTTGGCCGCCGACCGAAATTGTGATTTCTTTGATCATTTGCGTGCCGATATTTTCAATCCATTTGAATTCGTAGGGCGTCCACGACTGTCCACAGCTTTGGGGCGGCAGAATAGGGCTCCAAATGTTTGGCAGCGTGACAACCAGGTACGTGTCCATTAGCAGTTCAGCGTAGCGTGGAATGTAAAATGTGAATTTAGAAGATTCATTTAACCGTAAATTTCGCTGCCCGTCGAAATCGATTCTAAATTTTTGCAGACCGAAATTTGTATACTTTGCATATGTTGTTTTGAAGAATGTTTTTTTAGGATTGGAATTAAGAATCACGTTTTGATTGCCGTATGCGACCAAATTTAATAAACCGCCTGCCATTATTTATTTATTTTATTTTTTTTATTTATAAATTTTTTTTAGAGAGAAGAGAGATAATAATTAATAAGTTAATAATAAAATACTATATAATCTAGATATAATAATTTTAAATTATATTTCATACAATTAAATAATTGAATAATTGAATAATTGAATAATTGAATAATTGAATAATTGAATATTTTGCATATAATTCATACAATAATATAATTACATATAATTCAATAATTTAAAATATATATAAATTATAAGATTTAGTATTTTATATTCATAATTTATTTTTCATACACATTATATTATTTAAAATTATTTAAAATTATTTAAAATTATTTAAAATATAGTTTAAAACAAATAGTTAAAAATAAAATAAATGTCAACTCCAAGCAGTCCAGGCAGTAACGCAATTTCAGGTGTTGCTGATGCAGCCAACAATATCAAGTTGAAATTAAAATCATACATGTCGCAAACGGATAATACAACGCTCATTCATGTTATTGGTACTACGCTGGTCATAGTTATAGCGGGTTGCATCGTATATTACGTGTATCATAAAATGACGCTGCTTCCCAAAAGCTGCAAACGTTTAAACGGCAAAAAGTCGGCGGCGCTAAATTCAAGTTGGATTACGACTGCATCGGCTGATCCGTCTTCTCAGTTTTTACTAAGAGATTACTATGTAAAAACGGCATACAATTGTTGCTCCACGGGAAACTTTTCCAACGACTACGTAAACGTGTGTGCGCTTCAACACGCAATTAAAATGGGATGCAGGTGTTTGGATTTTGAAGTGTACGGTAAAAACGGGCAGCCAATCGTTTCCACTTCATTAAGTGATGACAAGTGCATTAAGGAAACCTATAATTCGGTGTCGTTTGATGAAGCCATGAGTGCGGTCGCGACGTCGGCATTTAGTCCAAGTTCAAACGTGTGTCCCAATCCCAGCGATCCGTTGCTACTACTGTTCCGAATCAAAACCAACGACGTGGACGTATTGAATAGCATGGCGGATATCATTAAATCGAACCTGAATGACCGATTGATTCCGGAATATAATCACGAATTTGGCGGGAGAAATATATGCGCCGAGCCGGTGAATAATTTTGCGGGAAAAGTGGTGGTTATTGTGGAAAGTAATCCGCTGTTGTATCAGCCGGGTGCGGAACGCATGTATGAAATTACGAATTTGACGAGCAATGCATTTTTGAGGATTTTGACCGTGTTCAACGTGCTGAACAGTCCGGACATTACGGAACTGACGTCGTTTAATAAACAGTATATGACGATTGTTCTACCGGATTCGTCCATGTCGGCGGAAAATTATGACCCGATGCCGCCATCGCTAGCGGGGTGTCAGTGCATGGCGCTTTCGTTTCAGCTTTCTCAAGACGGAAATCTGGCGGTGTACAATGACTGGTTTGAATCGGGGCCGATGAAGAGCGCATTTTTACTCAAACCGGCGAATTTAATGTTTGTTCCTCAAACGATTAATGCGCCCACGCCGCAAGACCCGAAACTCTCATTTGCCAGTCGCCCGCTACAATCCAACATGTACAGTTTTACGATTTAATTGGAACGAATACTGAGTAACTTGAGTATTAAGGTTAACTTTTTTAATTGTTTTTATTTTGTAATAAAATAATTAAAAAATTGAAATAAAGGTTTATAGTTAATTAAATATAATAAGCTAAGCGAATTGCTTTAATGCAAGAATTAAAAGAAGAATCAAACGAGTTGAATGAAAAAGGTAAGAAAAGAAAAATTGTCATTAAACAGAAAGCCAGCGTTATTATATCCGACGACGACCTCGTTGAAATGAATCGTGAATATTTAAAGGAAATATTTACGCAAGAGCAGATTGAAGAGTTGAAAAAGGGGTATACGATTAACAAAGAAAATCGCGAAAAAAACGTTTATAATTTTATCGATGCGTATCGCTGCATGATGAAACAACAGTTTAATGAAGAAACGCAACCAAGCGCGGATTATCAGCTATTACATAAGCTTACCTCGAGTCCAGAAAAAGTGAAAGTGGTTTGGAGCGGGTGTTTGCAAGCGTTGCGGCGTCTTCCGAGCGAGTCGGTTGGACACATTGTTACTTCGCCGCCATATTACAATGCGCGCGAATATTCCACGTGGCCGAATTTGGATGCGTATTTGGCGGATATGCGCGCAATTATATCGGAATGCTATCGAGTGCTGGATAATCATCGCGTGTTTGTATTCAATGTGAGCGACGTGGTGGACAATGACAAAATGGATAAAATCAATGCATTCGGAAACCGCAAAATTCCGCTGCCTGCATATTTTATAACCATGTTTGAGGAATGTGGGTTCACGTATGTGGATGACGTTATTTGGGACAAGGGGGAGGTGCAGAGTTCGCGACATAAAAACGGGAATAAACCGTTCCCATTCTTTCAATACGCGTGCAATTGTTACGAACACATTCTCATCTTTCACAAGCATCGACTGGAAAAGGACGTCAAGTATCCATGCAATGACTGCGGCAGCTTGAATGTAAAGAGTAACAGCTACACGTTTCGCGGATTGCGTTCGTGGGAATGCAAAAATCCAAAGTGTGAACGCAGCGAGTCGGACAGAGGGAAGCGGTTCTCATTGAAAACAATCATGACCCAAAATCCGTTTCGGCAGCAAGAGAATGTCATTCCGAAGGAGCTCGTGCAAGAATGGCGGCGGGATATTCGTAAACTGTCGCCGGTGATTAAAATAAATAGTAAAAAAGAAAACAAATTGGGTCATACTGCACCGTTTCCGATGGATATTCCGCTCATGAGCACGTATTATTATAGTTATCGCGGGGACATTGTTTTAGATGTATTTGCCGGAAGTTTTACAACGGCGATTGCGGCGCAAAAGCTGGGTCGAATTGGCGTAGGTTTTGAATTGCGCAAAGATTTGTTTCGGGAGTGCATCATAAAAAATATTACGAATCATGAGTGTCAATTAGAAGAGATTGAATAAATGGAATGCTGAATAATGGATTATTTGTTTTCAAGTAATGCTATTTTTGCCTTTAATTCAGCATTTTCTGTTTTTAATTCAGCGGCATATTCTTTTTTAATATTTTCTTTAATATCTTCGATTACATCTGTTAAATCCGCATTTACAGAATTAAATGCTGAATTTATTGCATTTCCTGCTGCTGTACCGAGAAATACATTTTTGTGGTTATGGTTCAATTTGCCAGGAAGTAACTTATCCACATGGTGCAAATTCACTTTGGTTGTGGTGCGATTAAATTCTTCTCTCCCAATATCACCTTCAATTGCACCATCTACTATATCTTTAAATTTTATTGTTGCAAGTTTAATATCTCCACATTTTATCATTTCGGGACAAACTGTTTTTCCATAACGAATCGAATATTCCTGCAACCTCTCATTTTCAAGGAACAAATTAGATTTTTCAAACTCGGTTTGAAACTTGTTAAAAACGTCGATTTGGGGGTCAGTGAAATGCTCTTTGAAATCTTCCATTTTAGTCATTTGATAAAGCATAACATATTTAACATTTTCTATTTCAGATTTAGTAGCATAATCCATTTCATTTTGTCCGATAAGCTTTGGTCCAATGTATATTGATTTACCTTCTGTTCCAAATTTATCAAGATTTTTAATATCCTGCACCCACATGATATCTTCTTTTTTGTAATCGTCGCGATTTGAACTTATTTTGTCCCATTCAACCGGTGCGGGATGTATTTTCAACTCATCATAAGATTTATATCTAACAATGTTAGGCAGTTCGCGTAATAATACTAAATTGGAAAAATACTCTTGTGGTTTACAAAGAAGTCGCCAACCAGCTGAGAATTTATTGTCAAGAAGTATGGGATCGCTACTATAATTATTAGTAAAACTATTGAATGTAACATTCACTGGACCAAACCGAGATCTTCTATTCGTATAGACACCTCCACCACCTCTATCTAGTTCACTTTTTGATATTTTGGTTTTTGCAGCGGAAGGAAGTATTTTTAATGCACGGTGATATAAGTTTTTGATATTCATCATTTTATCTTCGTAATATTTTTTTGGTATAATTCTAATTTTATTTCCAGTGATACCACGAACATCCATATAATCGCGTCTATTAATCGGTTTTAGTAGTATTCATTCTATCATTAAACAATATTTTCAATTTTTTTAATATTATAAAATATTTTTATAATAGTAATATAGTAATCATAAATAATTATTTTTAATGAGTGAGAAAAATATAGAGCGTTCTTTAGAGATATTGAAAAAATCGCAAAATGAAATCGAGGCGTCACAGGGTGAAAAACTGGTGAGTAATCCGACAATTCAGGAAATTATTTCGATTGTCGAGCAGTTTTTAATCAAACATCATAAAACAAGTGAATAACTTCAATTGTTTTGTTTGTTACATTTGACGGATTTAACCAATATTTTATTTGTTCTTTTAATGTTTTTAATCGTTCTGACCATTCACCATTTTTTGTTTTTTTAACAACGCATATTCCGTTTCCATCAAGACACCAACACGAACTTATATTTATTCCATTATTTATATAATCATCGGGATTAAATCTAATAAATACAATTGGTCTATGTTCCAAATCTTGTGATAATTCCATTATGCGTTTGTTTTCACAACTGCAATTATATGTAATATGTTGATTTTCATCAATTTCAATAATTACTATTTGGTATCCCAAATCGACTATTAAATCCGGTCTTCGTTTCGAACAACCACCGATTATGTATTTATCGTTATTCCATGTACAATGTGGAAAACATGTTGTTACATATTCAACGACTGCGCGTTCTTTGGTTTTATAATTACGCGAAACCGGTTTATCGGGGAATAAATTCATATAACAAAATAGACAATATCCATCATATTTTTCTTGAACAATTGTTAAGCACCAACTACTTTTGCACTTTTTATGTATTACATTCACCATTCCATCCTTTTTATGCGTATAACAATATAGTGCTTTTTTCTCGCCGTCAATATTAAATGTTGGTATAATTTTACATCCTTCATGAATACAAGTTCTATTTTTTACATCTACCATTCCATATTTTTTATGCGCGGAGCAATATAATGCTTTCGTTTCGCCATCAATATTAAATGTTGGTCTAATATTACATCCTTCGTAAATACAAATTTCATGTTTTACATCGATCATCCCTTCCAATTTATGAGACGAACAATATAACGCTTTTGTCTCACCATTAATATTAAATGTTGGTCTAATATTACATCCTTCGTGAATACAAAATTCATGTTTTACATCGATCATCCCTTCCAATTTATGAGACGAACAATATAACGCTTTTGTCTCATCTTCAAAATTAAATGATGGTTGAATTTTACATCCTTCATGAATACAAGTTTTATCTTTGACATTTATCATCCCTTTCAATTTATGAGACGAACAATATAACGCTTTTGTCTCATCTTCAAAATTAAATGATGGTCTAATTTTACATCCTTCATGAATACAAGTTTTATCTTTGACATTTATCATCCCTTTCAATTTATGAGACGAACAATATAACGCTTTTGTCTCATCTTCAAAATTAAATGATGGTTGAATTTTACAATCTTTTTCTATACACATTTATCTAATAATTTGTTAATAAATAAATATATTTAATTTAATTTAATCAATTTTATGTTTAAATCGCCGTTTTTAATCTAATAAAATTTGTGGTTCATAATAGTTAATCATTAATATAAAATATTTTTTATATTAATAATAATATAGGTATATTAGATAATTATTTTAAAAAATGAGCGAAAAGGACATTGAGCGTTCTTTAGAGATATTGAAAAAATCGCAAAAAGAAATAGAGGTATCACAAGGTGAAAAGCTGGTGAGCAATCCGACAATTCAGGAAATCATTTCAATTGTTGAACAGTTTTTAATAAAAAAAAAGCTGATTTGCTACGGTGGAATTTCTATAAATAATGTTTTACCAGAAAAAGACCAATTTTATGATTTGAAGAGAGAGATTCCGGACTACGATTTTTTTTCGCCGAATTCGCTGGACGACGCCAAAGAGCTTGCGGATATATTCTATAAAAAGGGGTTCAATGACGTGGAAGCGAAATCCGGCATGCATACGGGAACGTACAAGGTGTTTGTGAATTTCATTGGTGTTGCCGACATTACGTTTATCGAGCCGGAACTGTTTAAAAGCTTGATGCGCGAAGCCATTGAGCGCAACGGAATCTTGTATACGCCGATTAATTTTCTGAGAATGTCCATGTATTTGGAACTGTCGCGCCCCGACGGTGATGTGAGTCGCTGGGAAAAGGTGTACAAGCGCTTGCTTCTTTTCAACAAGAACTTTCCGTTGAAAGGAGACAATTGTTTGAAAAAAGCAAAAGGTGCGATAGCGGCGCCCTCGAAAAAGGAGGAGGAAATATTTGAGATTGTGCGCGACGAAGCCATTTCAGAAAAGCTGGTATTTTTTGGAGGGTACGCGTGCGCGCTTTTTTCCGAACATTTGAAAAAGGACCAGCGTCCTATCCTATATTCCGCCGTCCCATCATTTGATTTGTTGTCCGAAGATGCTAAAAAGTCGGCGCATAAATTGAAAGACAAGCTGGAAAGAACGGGGCATTTCGGTCGTGTGATCGTGGAAGAACGCGAAGATTTCGGAGAACATGTGTCTGAGCATTATGAAATTGTCGTCGATGGAAGAACGGTGGCATTCGTTTACGAGCCGTCTCCCGGCGCCTGTCATAATTATAATGTTGTGCGCATTAATAAAAAAGATGTGAATATTGCGACTACGGATACCATTCTCAGCTACTACTTGTTGTTTCTTTATATTAATCGCCCGTATTATGACCGAGACCGCCTACTTTGTATGAGCCAATACATTTACGATTTGCAGTATGACAATTTGACAAAAAATGACGGCGTTTTTAAACGGTTCTCGAAACCGTGCATCGGCAAACAGGTGACTTTAAAAGACATCAAGGATGTAAAATCGCACATGTTTAACAAACTGAAAAATAAAAAAGGAACGCGCGAATACGACGAATGGTTTTTAAATTATAATCCAATCGAAAATCAGAAAATGAAGGCGCTCAAAGGGAAAAATGCTAAAAAATTCGATGAAAAAATAAAAGAGGTGAATAAATTTTCTCCGTCTTATTCCAAACGTAAACACAAGGATAATAAAGATCGAATAAGAACGATGACATCAAGAACGAGGACAACACCTCGAACCAAGACAAGAACTCATAAGATACATCATTATAGAAGAAGCTAAGCCGGATTAAATTCATTCGTTGTCTTTTTTTACAGTTTCATTTTGGTAACATTTCCTGCAAAGAGGAACATAAATGTCATCTGCACCGATCAACACTTGTTCCGTGCTGCTCGTATTTCGGAATGAAAATGGTGCGGACGTTCCATCTTTGCATTTTCCGCAAAGCGCGCGCAATTTTGTCACCTTGTCACAGAGAGGAACAAGGTCGAGCAGTTTCCCAATTTTCTCTCGTTTGAAATCTCCATCGAGGCCACAAATGTAGATTTTTTTATGATGGTCTTCCACCATTTCAGTTGTAAACTCGACGATATCGTGAAAGAACTGCCCTTCGTTGATTAATATGACGTCGCATTCATTTATTTGTTTCGCTTTTTCCTCTACTTGCATAATTTCTTCCATTGAGAAACCCATGATGCAAGGTATCATTTGTTTGTCATGCGTTGAAAGCATGGTTTCAGAGTAGCGATCATCCGCTTTGAAATTTACAACACACACTTTCAGCTTACAAAATGAGAATTGTCTATAGTAATTTAAAAGTGTCGATGTTTTTCCAGACCACATCGGACCTAATATGAGTTCAAGGTAACCAGTTTTAGAGTGGTGAATGCGCAAATCATTGGACGTAGTCATTTATTAAAATTATTATAACTGCAATTATGTATGTATACAAGTAACATTTGTTTAATTCAATTTTCTTAAAAATCAAATATATTTTAATTTGAAAAATATATTTGAAACTATATTTGAAAATATATTTGATTTTTTAACGTTAAAAATCCTGATTATAGTGGCAGTGTCATTTTTTTAAGTAGAATATGAGGGAACATCTTTAGTAAGTTTACAGTTTATAGTATTTTCTCTATTAATTCCTTGCAAAGGCCCGTCTTTATAATTCGGGATATTTGCGCTGGCATATGTTGTATTTAAAGAAAGAGAAGTCGTTCTGACATTACTGTCTCCAGATTTTCTATAACTAAAAACAACTTGAGTTCCAACCGGATAATAAATTAACAGTCCAGGTGTTCTTTGTGTTGTTTGATTTCCAAATAAAATAGTGGTGCTGCTAGTATTAGGAGGGGTGACTACACAACTTAATAACAAGTCGTTAACTTCTATTCCAGAATTATCAAGTAGAGAAGGTATATCAGGTGATGATGATGATACACTACTTATTACCGTTACACCTTCTCTAGCGAAAGATGTAGAACCAGAATAAAACTTACTTAATTCATACGGACTTACAATAGACCAATCAAACCCCAAATAAATTTTGCTTTTATAATCGGCTCGTGTTGTTTTTAGCACATTCAACGAATTTTGTAATACGTATTGATTAGAACCTCCTCCAAAATTCTCGGAATTGGTATATCCAAATGTATATATTCCAATAACATCAGCATTAGTATTAACAATTGGTCCGCCCGAATTACCACCACCCGATGGTGCGTTCATAAATATAGTATCTGTAACTTGATGACCATCCGGATCACACCAATGTGGATCTCTAACATTACCAAAACTAATTGAATCTTCATCAACTACTAATGGATTACCGACAACACAACATACATCTCCATAATTTACAGGTGTTGTATTTATTTTAAGACAATAATCAGAATGACTTCTAAAATCAATACCAGTTACAATCAAAGCAATATCAGCAACTCCGTCTATATATATTTTTGTAGGATCTAGTTCAATCCATGTATTATTAATAGTATTTTGTATGTATCCCTTATATAATATGTTATATATTGGAGGTGAAATATGTGTATATGATACACAATGTGCGGCGGTAACGAAATATCCATGCTGTAAATCCTCTTCTCTTTCATAATAATAGAATCCAGACCCTCGCGACACTGTTCCTGTTTCTGAAAATGAAAACACAATTTGACTCGTTGCATTTTGTAATTTTGTTATTGAATTGAGCGACATTCCAAAATTTCCAACAGGACCTTGAGTTCCAGTGGGACCCGTTGCGCCATCACTTCCTTTTTCACCAGTTGCACCATCACTTCCTTTTTCACCGGTTGCACCGGTTGCACCATCACTTCCTTTTTCTCCAGTTGCGCCCGTTGCGCCATCGCTTCCTTTTTCACCGGTAGCACCCGTTGCGCCATCGCTTCCTTTTTCACCGGTAGCACCCGTTGCGCCATCGCTTCCTTTTTCACCAGTTGCACCCGTTGCGCCATCGCTTCCTTTTTCACCAGTTGCACCCGTTGCGCCATCGCTTCCTTTTTCACCGGTAGCACCCGTTGCGCCATCGCTTCCTTTTTCACCGGTAGCACCCGTTGCGCCATCACTTCCTTTTTCACCGGTAGCACCCGTTGCGCCATCGCTTCCTTTTTCACCAGTTGCACCCGTTGCGCCATCACTTCCTTTTTCACCAGTTGCACCCGTTGCGCCATCACTTCCTTTTTCACCAGTTGCGCCCGTTGCGCCATCACTTCCTTTTTCACCGGTTGCACCTGTTGCACCATCGCTTCCTTTTTCACCGGTTGCACCCGTTGCGCCATCGCTTCCTTTTTCACCAGTTGCACCCGTTGCGCCATCGCTTCCTTTTTCACCGGTAGCACCCGTTGCGCCATCGCTTCCTTTTTCACCAGTTGCACCCGT